GGATTTGGGAACAGATAAGTCCATCGAAGATGATGTAAGTAATACGTTTGTCTTTTTTTGACTTTGATAAGAGTCGAAGCTGATCTGCAAGATCGCCCATGATATCTGGTTTCGATCCCTTATGTAAGTCACGGTCGATATCAAGGGCACGTACCCAGCCTTGCTCATCTGGATTATGATCAGACTTGCGAGCAGCGTGTCGGGTATCACCAATCCAGCCATCCGATGTGCGGTCACGATCTGGGAATGAGTCATCAAACTGCTCCCTTAATTGACTTGCAGCCTTAGATAATCTCGGCTTTATGCTCGTCATTAGAACATTCCCATCGCTTGAAGTTATTTAATAACAATTCATCATGCGAGCAAGGCATTGGAGCAATAAATGCGTCATCTATTGGATCGTAAGTAAAACCAATGCCTGCATAATTGAATCTAATTTTTGAGTTATACGATGTCCTCTTGCAAACTTGACCTCTAAAATTGCCATACCAAGTTTCAGGATCTAAACCTTCAATAGTTTCTGTTTCATCCACGCCAACAATAACATCAGTGACAATATTATTTTCATCTAAAAATGCGTAATGCGCCATTATGTCCAACTCACATTTCCTGTGCCAGCTGTAACTGTTGTAACCTTAAATCCACCGCTAGGCGCTGCTGTTGATCCTGTTAATCCAGCACCGATTGTAACTGTGAGATTGTCCGGATACTTGAGAATTACAACACCGGCGCCACCATTGCCACCTGCGTAAGATGTGGATCCACCATTATGACCACCACCGCCGCCACCGCCACCTGTTGCGGCTGTGCCATCTATTCCAGCAGCGGAACCGCTAGAACCTGCGCCACCACCACCAGTAGCGGTACCGCCTGTGCCAGCCTGAGTGCCACCACCGCCACCGCCACCGCGAGTTACGCTTGATCCGCTAATTGAACTTGCTACACCCGATCCACCAGCGCCGCCGTTGGTTGCACCTGCTGTGCCAGCCGAGCCTGCGCCACCACCGCCACCGCCTCTACGCGCAGTAAGTGATGGTGCTGCACCATCGTAACCTTGCGCTGTAGTTCCTGCGCCACCTGCGCCACCTGAGTTCCAAGTAGCACCGCCACCTGCGCCACCTGCACTGCCATTATTGACTGAGCCACCACCACCGCCGCCGCCACCAGTAGATGTAATAGTTGCAAAAGTAGAGTTAGTTCCATTAGTGCCATTTGTAGAAGTATTGGCTGCGCTTCCTGCCCCACCACCCCCGACAGTCACACTGTAAAAAGTATTAAAAGCAGCTGCAAAACTAGCCTCAGCGGCAGCACCTCTACCGCTACTTTCTCCTGGCACGTTACACCTGTATCCACCAGCGCCAGCACCGCCAGGGCCACCGCCAGTTGGATCGGTAACGCTTCCGCCACCACCGCCGCCAGCGATAACAAGGTACTGAACATTAAATGTGCGTGGCGTACCTGAAGATGCCATTATTCCTAATATAGGCATTATGCAATATCTCCAAACACAATCCAAGAATTAGCAGCTATTTTTACACAAGTAGCACCTGAGTTTACAGCGCGAAGTTTAGGCGTTGCACTTGTAGCACCTGTAGAGATAACAGTAGTAGTCCCTGGCGTTACAGCCCCGATAGTAGGTTGTCCTGCGCCAGTAATCCAAAACACGTTAATTTCTGTGCCTACTGCAAAGTTAAAAGTTGCATCTGTAGGAATGTTAAACTGTTGTGTCGCAGCATTATTCATGCTGAAAAGATTGCCTTGGTCACCCGATGCAAAAGTATATGAAGCAGTCTTAGCACTATAAGTGGTGGTGTAGATAGCGTTCATCTGCGCAGCACTGAGTACCTGTCCAGTGGTAAAGGTTTGGAATGTCATTTTTTCTCCTTAGTAACTTAAAACGCTAGTGTCTAGAATACCGTATAATGTCGAATCCAAGATGAACCCGTCAATGATTGGCTCAGCTGTGCCTAACCTGGTTTTCCATGAATTAGGCGTAATCGAGTGAGATACATTAAATACCTGCACTGTCTTGGATAAGGTCGTGTTGTTAGGCTGGGTCGTGGTCACGCTGATTGGACTAAAGAAGTCAAGCGTGAGAGCAGCGATAGTGCCAGCAGTGTAATCGTCCTGCTGTAGATCCAAGGTTAATTCATCGACTCGAGTGCTAGTTTCCTTGCGTGAAGCGATAAAGGCTTGGGCATAATCTAGGGCTACTGCATCTGTCTCCATAAGTAGCCCAGATTGGTTATAACTATGGGTAAAGAACTTAGCAATAGAGGCTGCATCTGAGGCAGTCTGAACAGATCCACCTGTGCGAGTAACAGTGGCAAGGTTATAGACCTGAGTGTCATCAAAGACCCATTTGACATCAAAGTAGCCAATGGCTGTGCCATTATCGTTAAAGACTACTGGAGTTGCTGCTACGGATGAAACAGTCAAGTTTCTATCTTGGAAAGTAACGCGCCCTGAGTGATCCATGTAGATCGCGCCATACTCAGTTGTAGCCACAGTCTGCAAAGCTTGAAGGGCTGTTCTCTGGGTTGCTGGATCTGCTTGGACTGTTGTAAGTCCGGTGTCAATGTCTCGCAATGAAACAGGCCAGCCGATAGTGTCTAGAATCTTGCCAATGCGAACGCCTGTAGTTTCACCTGCCACAGCCCCAGTAACTCCAAAAAATTGTGCATTCTGGAATAGACGGAAACCATCTACAGCTGTAATAGTTGTGTAAACAATATCGCCATTAAATTTAGGCGTAGACGTGTTATAGCCTGTTATATACCCTGCAAAGATTGGATAAGTTACTCCTGAGTAGGTTGCAGTAATTGTCATCTTACGCATTGGGTTTAGGTAAGTGTAATACGGTGAGGCTGTATTCTGTGGGTTGAAGTCACCATTCTGATCTAGCAGACGGACTGAAGCTGTGCCTGTCTGAAATTGCTCAGAGGAGATATTGCGCCCACGATTAGTATTAACACTATCTAAAAGGTTAGATACATCTACAACAAGGCTAGAGGCTGAATCTGATAGAACATCTCCACCATCTAGGCTTGAAGTACCTAGGACAAATGGGTAGCCAAAACTTGCTCCAGTAGAGAAGTCAATAATTACGTTAATGACTGGTCTGGTCATAATGCCCCAGCAGTAGTAAGCAAGTCACCGCGCTTATTGAGGCTAATAACTGCATTCTGGATCATTGTCGTTAATTCTTCTGGATTGGCAATAGTGCCAGCATTAACTACTACTGTGACTCCACCATTTTTATCTGCACCGGGAAAACCGCTAGAAGCGTAGTTGCCTGCTGAAGTTGAATAACCGCCACCGCTAACAGGAACAAAACTGCCTGCTGCAAGGGCATCAAGCAGTGAAGGAGTACCAGAGCTAGTTGCTGTGCCTGCTACTGCTGAGGTGCTAGTCGCTGTGCCGCCGCTAATCATTCTTAACATAGCAATAGCAGCATCAAGGTTAGCCAAGTTGATCAGATCCTTAGGAACGATTGCATCAAGGATTGACTTTATATCTCTTAATTGTAGATCCTGCTGAGTAAGCACACCAAGTATCTTTAAGTCTGCATTAAGTTTACTAGTTGCATTATTTATGGCATTGACATCTTTTGATGCAATAGCATCTTCAAGATCTAGAATAGACTGCTTAATGCTTAGGCGAGCAAGGTCATTAGTAATCTGTAGAAGTTGTGCTTGGCTAGTGACTTTACCTAGTTGCTCAGCTGCACTTTTCTCAGCTGCTGCTAACTGGATCTTCTCCATGTCAAAGACGTTAGATCCCTTGCCAAGGGCTAGGTTAGCCTTGTCAATGGCTGCCTTTAACTGCTTGGCTTTAAGTTGTTTTAATTCTTCTGCTGTTATCTTCTTCGTGGCTTTAAGAGTGATGTTGGCATAACTAGCTTCTAACTCGGCTAGGTGAGCAAGCCCATTCATAGCGCGAGCAGCTGCCGCTTCTTGCTTCTTTCTTTCAGCCGCACCAATCTTGCTTAAGATACCTAAACCAGTTGCTTGCATAGCAAACTTAAGACCAGGCAAATTAACTGCTGCTGGAATGCTCTTTAATGCTTCCAGTAATACGCCTACGCCTCTAATTGCATCGGCAGTAAATAGAGCAAAGTCTTCCATGCCCTTAGCAAGATCATCAACTGTAGTATCTTCGCTTAGACCCTTGAGTGCATCTATGATGCCTGTACCGATAATCTCCTGAACGTTGGCAGATGCTACAGATAACTTATCCATCGAACCTTGGAAGGTATTAGCAGAGGCAGTTGCAGCCCCAGCAAAGGTAGTGGAAAGTTGATTCATTACCTCATCAAAGGACTTAGCTTTTAGATCAGCCTTGGAGATACCTACGCCTAATTTACCAAGGGCAGTGTTATTGCCTAGGTATGCCTTTGATATGGCGGAAGTGACTGAGGCTAAGTCGCGGCCAGTCGAGGCCGAAATATCTAAAGCAATCTGCAATAACTTCTGACTTTGGGCTGTGTTGCCTGTTGCTACGGCTAACTGCTGATAAGCAGGGCGCAGCTTGTCATCGACTACACCGAACTCTGATTGAAGTCTCTGGATGAAATCTTCTGAGGCTGCTGCATCTCTACCAAGCCCGACATTCTTAAGAGCTAGTGCTAATTGCTTCTGTGCCTTCTCATCAGCCGCTGCTGCCTTAACTGAGGCTTTGGCGTAATTTAAGACTGCTGTAGCACTGAAGGCAACGCCAAGAGTCTTGGCCATGTTCTTAATGTTCTTAGTTAATTTATCTGTAGAAGTTTCAGCACTCTTAAAGGCATTCTTGCCAGTGAACTCTGCTGCAATGTCAATGACTATATTCGCCATGATTAACCTCTCGCCTTCGCTGTTGCGTTAAGTTTATCGGCTGCTGTTTTAATAGCATTTAGGACTGACTCTCTAGCCTTGCCTTGGTTTTCTTCATAGGCACGATACAGGGCGCGACCTTCCATCTTGCCATCGCCCTTCATCTGTGCACCAAATTTGCCATTTTGATTCTGCACAAAGCGACTGCTAGGAGTTTTGCGACCCATAGTTTCATAGATTGCTCCAGCTGCGGTCTTGTTAAAAACACGAGCGAGTGATCTAAATCCTCTACGGTTTGGCTTTGATGGTGAAGTCTTATAACCGATTCCAGCCTTGACTAACCGAGCAGAGTAAGCAGGGAACCTAGCCTGAGAGTTATCTCTTGGCAGCCATCCACTTAGCACTGATCCGTCATCCGGTAGATAACCTTTAGCAGTCTTAGTAATTGGCTTTAAGGCTCCAGCGATCTCCTTCTGAGTTTCTTTACCCAGATCAGGAGCAAACTTACGTAAGGCTTTGCGGAGTTCAACGCCGCCCTTTACGCTTGCTGGCATCGTCTACCTCCTTCGCTTCATCTCTGAGACCTTGCAGGAGTGCATCTAGCATGGTCTTATCTAGTTCTAACAGTTGCTGTGGCGCGATCCCCAACCTAATGCTCAAGCGAGCGATTAAGTAGGTGAATGGTTGATCGCGCTTTAAGCTAAAGGGTCGGAGTCAAGCACCTCAACACTTTTAAGTGTCTCGATGAAGTCCATCCCGAAAGGCTTAACAGTTTCACCTGACCTGCGTGTTACTTCCCATGCTAACCAGTAGACATCGCTCTGCTTTTCTTCATCGCGGAACGCCTTATGGAAGCCCTTTTTAGCGTACTGCTCAAACGAATACTCCACTGCTGGAGTGATCTCGCCTTCTAGTACGCTTCCATCTAGTCGAACTATCTTTAGTTTTGCCATGGTTTGCCCCTTTGTTTAGTTTTTTAGAATGTGCCGGTAGTAGCTACTGCAACAGTTGAGTTGCATGTAAATGTAATTGACTGTGTGCCAATGTCACCTACTGCGCCGTTGATGTCTGTTGTGTTATTGACAAGGATTGAGACAGTGTAAAGAGGGTTTGTAGCAGATACTGCTGTTCCCTTTGCCTGTAGGAATACAGCTGTAACTGTGGTTCCCCATGCTGCCTGTAGTGTTGCCAATACGTTCGCTGCTGCTGTGTCGTTAAGGAAGTCAATAGTCACTGTTGATGACTCAAGACCCTTGACAAACTTGTGTGAACTGTCACCCATTGCAGTAACTTCTAGTTCATCGAATACGCGGTTGATCGTTACTGCTGTGACGTGGTCTGAAAGATCAACAGAGTTAATCTTCACGCCCACATTGTTATTTAGAAATACAGCCATGAGATTTATTCCTCTTCTTTCTTAGTTACTGGCTTTGGTGCTGGTGTGCTAACCTGCCCGATTTTCTTCAGGAAGGCTTCGTTTTCTTTTTCCCACTCGGACATATTAACTCCAACTCGTTAGGATACTGACTGACATCTCGCAGCTGAGTAGGTCTCCCGATCCAGCGTTAAGAATACTTGGTGCGCTTACTGCGCTCACATTATACGTT